CGGCTTCGGTGGGGTCGATCTCCCCATCGCCGTTCTCGTCGGTGGGGGTCGGTGCGAAGGTCGTGATCGCGGACTGCTTGACGGCTCCGAGCGGCGCGCCAGCGGTGCCCTTCGGCCCATACACGAGGACCAGCTGCTCGTCGTCGGCCTTCGTGAGCGAATCGTCGGACTCCTCCGATTCCATGTCGTCGTCGACGGCGGACCCTTCCGACTTGGTCATGTCGTCGGACACCACAGTGCCGAGCGAGCCGAGGACCTCGCCGAGGAGATCGTGGGCCTGCTGCACACGGCCCTCGTTCACGCCGGAGAGCACACGTCCTGCCTTCAGCAGGATGTCGCCCGTCTCGAGCGGAGTGCCAGCGTCGACCGATTTCAGAACGAGCTCGTCGTCGGTCTGACGGTCCTCCGCTTCGGCGGCTTCGGACACGGCGAACGGCGCCAGCACCCCGAGGATGCAGTCGAGGTCGTCGGCCACCATCGACAGCGACCAGGCGTTGTCGGCGTCGTCGATGTCGTCACCGACGAGGGCCTCCTGGTTCTCGCGCGCGATCGCCTGCTCGACGAGGCGCTTCAGCGCGACGGTGAGCTCGATGGCCTGTCCCGCGCGCGCGGCGTCGAGCGCCTCCCATGCGGCGGACGTGGGGTCCAGGACCGCGTCGCCTTCGGCGTCGACGGTGGGGACCTCGAGAACGTCGTCGGTGTTCACGTCGATGGCGAGATCCGCCTTCTCCAGGGTGGTGTCTTCGACCGCGGTCGCGGTCTTCTTGCTTGCGGTCATGTCGTCGCCCTCCTGGGCTCGCTTGGCGAGAGCGACAACGTCGTCCTCGGTGAACATGGATGGGTTGCCGTCGCTCTTGGCCATGAGGAAGTCGAAGCCAACGGCTGCGCCTCCGACCAGGTCGACGCGGGGGGCGTGCATCTTGGTGATCTCCGACAGGTCGTCCTCTTCGACTTCGTGAACGACCTGGGGCTTGGCGTGCGTCATCGGTTCCTCCGCTTCGGACGTTTCTTGCCGACACGGCCGGCGGCATGCTTGGACACCCGCGGACGCGGCGGGGTGGGGAAGCTGAACACGTAGGGCATCAGCTGCTCCTGGTGACGGGTCGGCGGGCCACGCGGCCCTGCGGTGAGAGGCCGTTCAGCTTCCCCGCCTTGCGGAGCGCCCACGCAGCGTCGTCGAGGATCATCCCGACCAGCCAGTCGCCGTTCTGCACGAGGACGTCCTGCCCGGTAACGGTCTTCAGCAGCCAGTCGGGTCCCCGGTAGATGTACGACTCGACGACCTCGGCGTGACCGAGGGTGCCGTCGATGTGTTCGATGCCGGACTCGCGTCCCTCACGCAGGTACTGCCAGGCGGCCTTCTCGATCACCTCGGCAGTCGCGATGTCCTTCTTGCCGTCAGCGCCCTTCCGAAGCTCCGGGTACCGGCCCGCCTTGAACGCGATCCCCAGCACGAAACGGTCTTCGTCGGCCATGGCGTCCCCTTGGTACGGTGCTCGGATGGAATGCGGTCACGATGACTACGCCTGGGAAGGCGGCCAGTTCGTGTGCCAGGTATGCCGCGTGATCGACTTCGCCGGCGCCCAACTGGTGCGGGATGTGCGCCGCGAGCTCGAAGCGCAGGCGGTCGAGATCATCGACCCCGACCGCCCTACTCCTCGCTGACGTCCTCCGCGACCGGCTCCGCCGACTCCTGCCCATTCGGGCGAGGAGCGGAAGCGCACCGGCAGTACCCGTGCACCGGCGGGGCGTCCTCGTCATCGGACACCGGGTGCGGGTTCTGGTCCGCGATCGCGATGCACTCCTCGCACGCACCCTCGGTGGTGAGCAGGTCCCACTCGTCGATGCCGTTGACGTTGTACACGTCCATCGCCGCCGCGGTCATCGCCCGAGCCGTCTCGGTGTGCGCGATGAGGTCGGCACGCCACGACGACCCGTCGACCAGGTCACGGATGCCCTGAGCGACCTTCGACGTCGGGTCCCCCGCCTGCAACCCGGCCGCGATCTTGTTGCCGATCTGGTCCAGCGTGGTGCGGGTGATGCCCTTGATCGTGACGCCCGACTGATCCAGCAGCGCCTTCAGGCCGCCGTCGGCGGTCTTCAACGCTGCGGCCGTGTCGCCTGGCGTCCAGGTTGCCCAGTCGGTGGTGGCGATCGCCGTTCCGGTGACGCCTCGGATCTGGACGCTGTGACCGGACAGCTGCAAACCGGCGGCGTGACCACCGGCCGTGTACCCGTCGACGATCACCTGGCGGATGATCTGCTCGAGGTCGTCGGTGTCGAGTTCGTCACCGTACTTCGCGATCCGGTCCCGAACCTGCTGCGCGATCTGATCAGTGTCGATGGTGTCGGCGTCAGCCTTCATGAGCGCGGAGCCGCCAGCATCGTTGATGACCTGCTCGACGGGGACCTGGTTGATCAGGGCCACGATCGCCGCGCGGATCGCGGGCGTGTAGTGGTCGGTGATCTGTAGGTCGTAGTCGTGCTGCGGGGTCAGGGGTGACGTGTCACGCCACCCCTTCACGAGAGGGCCAGCATCGTCCTCCGGGTCGGTGACGACGATCGTGATCTCTCCGGGCTTGCGGTTCTCGTCGAGACGGACCGGGAACCCGTTGAGCTCGGCGCGTGCGTTGAAGCCGCGCTCGAAAGACCCCTTGCCGAGGTCATCGACCGCATCGACGGCTGCGTCAGCGATGGGTTCCGGGATCTCGTCCAGGATGCCCAGCCCGTTCTCTTCGACCAGGTCGCTCACCGATTCCTCGGCAGGTGCCAGCACCTCACCCTCGGTGTACGATTCGGTACCGTTCAGAGCAGCGAGCACGACTGGCGCGTCGTCGAGCAGTTCCTCACGGATAGCCGGGTTGCCGACGATCAGCGACGGAGCCCACCAGGCGACCGCTTCGACGATGTCGCCGTCGGGGTCGTCCGGGTTCGTCACCACAGCGCGGTCAGCGAGCGCAATGTCCGCCTCGGAACCCACATCGAACACGAACCCGACGTAGACACCATTCGAGGCAGCCCAGCTGGTGAACTGCGCGTAGGCGTCCGCTGTCGCGACCGCGGGCAACAGAATCCCGACCTCCTCCTGCCATTCACGGCACGCGGCATCGAAAGGCTGCTCGCCGTCTTCGATGTGACCGCCGGGGAACTCCCACGCCCCGGATGCCGGGTCGTCGAGGTCGAGCCCGCGTTGCAACATCAGCACACGACCGGTGTCCAGCGCGCGGACTGCGAGACCTGCGGCGATGACCTCGCCGGCAGCCTTGCGCAGTTCCGCGCGCGCGGCGTCGTTGAGTCGGTGCGCGTGCACCCCGTCGACGACGGTGAACTGGAAGTCGCGCCATTTGCCGCGCCGCTGAGCCGCTTTCGCGAACCGGCGGAACTGGGCAAGCTCCGCGGACTCGTCAGCGGCGGACTTCGCCACCTCCTCATCCGCAGCAGGCTCGGTCGGGCCACCGACGACGTCGGTCCCAGGAACAGGGCCCTCGTCCTCCGGGTGCAACGGGTTGTCGTGGTTGATCGGCGCCCGCTTGAACTGCGTGCCCCCCGGCTGCTTGTCAGGGATCAGACCAGGCGTCCCATCGAATCCCTGGGTGGGCAGGGGTGCATCCCCGGTCGGTGCGCCCGTCTCCGAGTCCACAGGCCCCGAAACGGCGAGCACCGAGTTGAACGGGATGAACCCGACACGGGACGAGATGATGCCGCGCGGGATCGGGCGGTCGTTGTCGACCTCGAGCCCGAGGAGTTCCTGACGGCCCTCATCGGGCGACGCCATCCCCGTCTCGATGTACACCTGCCACGCCTGCGCTTCCGCGAGACGGTCCTCCTTGTCGCGGCCAGTGTCGAGCTTCACCGCGACAGGCAGACCGAGGTCGATCTGCAGGTAGCGGGAGACGATGCCCTCCAGCCACCGCACCCACGGGAGCGTGTTGATGCGGAACTGGATGTCGGTCTGCGTCTCACCGTTGGCGCGGTTCACATCCTCGACCAGGCCAAGGTCCTGCGGGACGACACCGAACGCACCCGCGGTGCGCTTGATGAGGTACTGAGGGAAGTCCTTGTCGAAGGTCTTCGGGCGCGTCTCGGTGACGGTGGTGCCGTTGGGGACGACGGTCAGCTTGTGCAGAATCGACTGGTCGCCGAGGGTGAACGCGTCCCAGTACTCCTGCCACTCCTCGACCTGATCCGGGGACGAAATGTCCGGCGGCAGGTTGATGAAGCCGCCGGGGATCGTGCCCTCGGTGAACATCTGCAGGAAGTGCCACTGGAACCGCAGATCCGTGTTCGCGGTCAGCAGGATCGACTCGATCGGCGCGAGCCCGTACGGCGAGTCAGCCTGCGGGCGGAACGGGACGTAGGTGATGTCCTCGCGGGTGAACCACGTGTCCGTCATGCCCTGGATGCGCTGGAAGTACGCCGGCGCGGGCGGCTGAGGGCGGCGCCCGTACTCGTCGATGTAGGGCAGGATCGTGGTCCCGTCGAGGACCTCGTACGAGATGATCTCGCCGTTGTAGTTGCGGCGCTTGTACAGCGCGGGCGCGTCGTACCGCAGCGCCGACTCGAGCAGCATCGCCACCCACGAGTCGAACGGTGACTCCCGGTCCGGGAACGCCATCACCGTGCGGGCAGCGTCGATCGCAGCTGACACGTCACCGGTGACACCATCCGCGGGCAAGAACATCGGCTCCATGGAACGGAGCTCGTCGATCTTGTGGTTGATGCACATGCGGGCGACGTCGTACGCGTCGATGATCGCCTTCATCACGTCGTACGAGGTGCGACCCCATGCGGAACGTGACTGGGTGGCGAGGTTGACACCGATCGGGTAGTCAGTGGAACGCGGCTCCACCGAGTACCCCGTGCGGGGCCGCTGCGGGGTGCCGGGACCCATGGACCCGGACGTGTTCATGCCCTGACGGTTGAGGGCCTGCGAGATCTGCGGCGGGGTTGAGGTCGCGGTCCGCTGGCGGGGAACGGTCAGTTCCTTACCGTTGAGGTCGACGAGCCCTGCCATCTGGTCCCGCCTCTCTCAGCTTCTTCGCTTGCTCGCGCCAGTCGGATTTCTTGATCTCGGTGCCGGCCTCGGTGACGGCGTGCCTCATCGCGTCCAGGAACGCGTGACCCGCACCCACACGCAGCAGCAACCGGGCGACGGCCTGCGAGAACCCGTCGACCTGGTCATCGTGGGCGCCGTTCGGGAACGATGTCGCTTCCTCGATGAACCCCTCGACGTCGAACAGTGCGACGTCAGCTGTCGGCAGATGCACGTTGCCCGCTTCGACGAACGGCGCGACCGCGTTCGCTCGAGCGAACTTCGACTCGGTCGGGTTGACCGGGATCAAGCCAGGGATCTTCTTGCGCAGCTGGTCGATGACGGCGGTGCCGTTCGCCTTGTCTTCGATGAGCTTCGCGGTCGCGTCGGGCCACTTCTCCACAAGGGTGGTGAATGCTTTGACGGTCTCGGTGAACGTGAGGCGCTTGTGGACCTGGTCGATGAGGTAGACGTCGGCTACACGTTTCGCCCACACCTGCATGACGACGAAGTCGGAACTGCTGGTGCTTTTGAACGTCGCGTCGACGGAGATGATGACCTCGTCGAAGCCGGGCAGGCGCATGCTCTTGCCGTCGCCGCCGTCGGTCCACAGCAGGGTGTCGTAGCGTCGCCACCAGGTGCGCCGAAGCACGTCACCGGTCGCGGGTGAGGGGCGACCTTGGTAGAGGGCGTTGAACACGCGGGAGCCGACCCGGACGCGGGTGGCGTTCCATTCGTCGATGGACCTTTTGCGGGCCGAGTTCAACCAGACGCCAGGTTGACGGCCGAGCGGGTCGGTCTGCCCTTTGGCGGGGTCGTGGTCGGCGAGGGCGGGGATGTTGATGACGTTCCAGACGGCACCGTCCTCGGCTGCGAGGAGCCGGCCGGCGAGGTCGTCTTCGTGCCACCGGGTGAGGATGAGGATCACGGACGCGCCGGGCCCGAACCGGGTGCCGGCGGTCGCTTGCCACCAACCCCAGACGAAGTCGCGGTAGTACTGGCTGTCGGCCTGCTCGGCATCCTTGATCGGGTCGTCGATGACGAGCGCGTCGACGGGGCGGCCGGTGAGGGAACCGCGGAGACCGACAGCGCGGACGCCGCCCTTGTGGCCGGCGAGTTGCCATCTGCGTGCGGCCCCGTTGTCGCGTGCGACGCGCAGGCCAAGGTCAACGGTGCCTTCGTCGCCGTTGAAGGTGGCGAGCCAGTTGCGGATGTCGCGGGAGAAACCTTCGGCGAGTTCCTGGCTGTACGACGCGATCGCGATGCGACGCTCAGGGTTGTTCAGCAACGCCCACAAGGTCGACGTCTTCGTGACCCGCTGGCTTTTGCCCTCCTGCGGAGGCATCGAGATGATCAGCCGCGAGTTCGGGGTCGCGTACGCATCCACCACGGCACGGTCGATCAGGTCGAGAGCTTCCGTCTGCACCGTGCCCGGGTCGACGACCTTCGCCAAGTCACCGGGGGTCTTGTACACCGGCTCGAACGGTCGGATCCTGTGCAGTGCGTTACGGAGCGCGTCGAAGTCACCCGGTTTGAAGTCTGGTGAGTTCGAGTTCGAGGACATCCGGGAGCGCCTTCTGCTGGGCGGGAGTGAGGCCGAGCGCCTTGTTCGCGATCACCGCGAGGAGGACAGCGGCGAGCATCTCCCCCTGCCGTTCCGCCATCCGCACCTGACGTTCCGCCAGACCCGCTGCGATCGCTTTCGCGGCGAAGTTCGCCAGCCGGTCACGCTCATCCGCCTCGAGCTTCACCAGCCCCCGGATGTACTCACCCGACTTGTGCGTGTCGAACTGGGTCGCGACGAACGTGTCGCCGATGAGCACCGACTCCAACGTCTGACCCTCGCCGAGATCCGACACCTTCCGCGCAATCTCAGCGCTCAGCTGATCGACACGCATCCGCGACTGCGTCACCAGGCGCAGCAGCACCTCGCCCGGATCATCAACGGCGTCACCGAGCCCCCACGCGAGGACCTCGGCACGGACAGCAGCCCGAGCCTTCACCTGCGGAGCCGCACCCCCATGCCACCGGCACACCTTCCCGCCAGCGATCGCATCCTTCTGGCATCGCTTCCCCGTCGTCTTCGACGTCCCGGTGCACTGGGCCATAGGGTCAGCCGCCTATATGGGGTGAAAGGGTGTTCAGAACAGTCGGCCCTGGCCCGCGGGAGTCGGGGCGGTCGATCCGTCCGGGCCGTAGTCCTCAGGTCCGAGGGTCCAGGTCTCGTTCGTGCGTAGGTCCCAGACCTCGTCCACTCGACAGTTCGGACACCGCCAGGCGTACAGCGCGATGACGGGCCATGCTGGTACGTCGACCTCGCGGTGGGGGCGCTTCGGCGTGGGGCTGCTGATGCGGAAGGTCGCGCCTTCGAGCGGGTGGACGAGTCCGCGCCAGGCGACGGGTTCCGCGCGGAGCCCGCAGCCGGGGCATGCCTCGCGCTCCTTTGGGGGTGGGCAGATGAACAGCTGGCCTTCGAGTGGCTCTGTCATCGTCCAGTCGACGCGCTGGCCGTCCCAGAGGACTGGGAGTCGCAGGTCGGTGACGAGTTGCAGGGTCATGATTCCCAGGCGTCTCCGGCGGGGCCTTCGAGGTGCATGTGCTTGATGGCCATCTCGGTGGTGAGGTGGTCGG